CACTATACCCTGAAGTTCCAATACCAGAGTAACCTGAAATTCCAGAGTAACCTGAAATTCCAGAGTAACCAGATATACCAGAGATCCCAGAGTAACCTGAATAACTTGAGTAACCGCTAATACCTAAACCGCTATAACCAGAAATTCCTGAGTAACCGCTAATACCTAAACCGCTGTAACCAGAAATTCCTGAGTAACCAGAACCCCCGCTAACTCCTAAACCGCTATAACCAGAGTAACCAGAGTAACCAGAGTAACCTACATATGTGGCTAAAGTTCTTCCTATATATACATAACATGAAAGATAGCCTGGTGCCGGGGAGTTAGTGTCAATAACTACAAATCCTCTCTCATCTATAATCCAATCTTGAGATGATAAAGGAGCAATCTCTGTTTTAGTTGTATCATATAAAATAGGTCTCCAGGTAGTTCCAAATTTCTTTGGAATAATTGACATAACGATACTACCTTGAGCATAAGCTACTCCAGTCAGCGGATTAGTTTTTCCAATTAAACCGTGCCCGGCTGGTACAGTTACTACATAAGGATGACCTTCTCCGGTACCATCAGGAGCAATTATTAAATCTTGGGCAACAGTTAAATAACTATCAACTTGACCGTCAGTTGGATTATTACAAGCTAAAGTTACCCCAGTTACTACTTGGGCAGTTGCTGGAATGATATCGACATAGACATCACTAGCCATAATAGTTAACTGAGAAGGATTGCCTTCATTACCCAACGGAAAGGTTTTAACTTCTGTATGAGCTAACCCAAATAGTTTCTTAAATGCTGCTTGTGCTAAATATTCTACAGATAATGCCATTAGGAAGCCTCCACTGATAGGATCGCCAGGTTACCTGACCAAGCTGCTGCAGCTGTTATTCTGACACAAATAACATAACCAGAAGTTGCTGTAGATTTAGTACCTAAGGTTGTAACCCAATTTGCTGTGCTTGCTGATTTTGTTCCAGATGTATAACATCCTATTGAGATGTCATCAGTATAAGAAATATAACAGTCTTTCCATTCTGTATTTGAACTTCCATTCTTTGTAGTTGCAGGGGCTAACATTTCAAAAGTTACATTATTAGAACTTGGCCCAGTAGCAACAGATACAAAAGTTACTGTTGTACCGGCAATAGTCCAGGTAAAATTTTGCTTTCCTGCCCCAACATAAAAATATCTTATATAAACTCTGTTTCCTGTGGCTCCTGAGTAATCAACCTGACCGGATGAAGGAAGATAACCAGAAGTGTAATTATTTATTGGATATTGGATAGTTCCGTTAGTAACTTGTAATCCATCATAACCAGTTGTTCCAGAAACTAAGGAAACTGTAGAATCCCACCCACCAAAACCACCACTTGAATAAGCTGTAGAATCAATATTAAAATTAGACAATAATCTGTACCATTCGTCATCAAAATACTCAGCTGTATCAGTTGAAGTTCCGGATGCGGTATTCAAATAACCATCTACTAACCTATTAGCGGAAGCGGAAACACCGGCTGTATAAGTTCCATAAGGGTCACCAGGAGTAACAGTAACTCTAGCATTGATATCACGAACATTGAAAGAAGGAACAGTGATAACCTTACTAGTTACAGTCATTGTTTCACCAATTACCGGAGGATTTGAAACTCCAGACACTGTGGCATCCGTTGGCGCAATACTCGCGTTACCCATACAATTACTACTTGAGGAAATAATAACTAAAGGATACTGAATATAGACATTATTAAAACAGTTAGATCCGACTACAGAAACATCAAATGTGCTGCCTCTATCATAGTAATTTACCCCAGATAACTTTCTAGTTACAGGAGTATTCTCTACAACAACAGGAGTAGTTACTGAAGGATCTGAGCCGGCATCGTTATCAAAAAATAAATCAAAATTCGTTGACGTTTGATCGGTAGCTAAATCATGTACTAAACCTATGTAACTATATCCTTGTCTTATATTCGCAGGTATTATATTTATTAAGGCATTACATTTCTGCCATCTTTTAAAACTATTATACTTGCCAACAGATTGAATTGTTATATAACCATCTGTTGATGTAGCTGGAGTATAAATTTGATTAGAATCTCTATAAGCTTCATTAAAATTTGATAACAAATCAAATGTACCTACTTGACCTCCATTGACATAAGCCAATAAAGACCCTAAATCACCTTTGTTTATAGATGTTGTAGAAGAAGGAGTTTGTAAGTTAAAAGTACCATCTTTAATGATATAACTTACTAAGGTACCCGCAGGATCTCCTCCTTTATAATTAGTACTGCCGTTAGATAAGTAGCCTATATACTTAACGGTCGTTGAATTATATATAACTAATGATTGAGCATTTAAAGTACCTGCATCCGCAGGAGCCAAATCTGACAAAATTGAGTCTACTTCCTCTATTGATGTTTTTATACTATCTGAAGTGATAAAACTCCCACTTAATCCTGTAGTATTTATGTCATCTATGGTTACGGTATCTCCTGGAGTAGTTGGTGATAACACTGTTGAAATCTTATTCCAATAAGGAGTACCTATACCACTATAACCACTTACTCCAAATATACCAGAGTAACCGGAATAACTTGAGTACCCAGATATGCCAGAGTAACCACTAATTCCTGAATAACCAGAGTATCCACTTATTCCGCTATAACCAGAGTATCCTGAAATTCCACTATAACCAGAGTATCCTGAAATTCCTGAGTAACCACTAATACCGGAGTAACCGCTAATACCGGAGTAACCTGAGTAACCAGAAATTCCAGAATACCCACTTATTCCTGAATATCCAGAAATCCCTGAATAGCCAGATATACCACTATAGCCAGAGTATCCGGATATGCCGGAGTAACCGCTCATTCCGCTGTAACCAGAAATTCCAGATATGCCAGAATATCCAGAAATTCCACTGTAACCAGAGTACCCAATGCCAGAGTAACCACTAATACCAGAGTAACCACTAATTCCGCTGTAACCAGAGTATCCAGATATACCAGAGTAACCGCTTATTCCACTGTAACCAGAATATCCAGAGTATCCGGATACACCGGAATAACCTGAGTATCCAGAACTTCCTGAGTAACCACTTTGGCCGACATGAACCCACACTATTGAACTTGGAACAGCCTCAGTAAACCCAGATGTTTCTTTAGATAACTCTATGTAACTACATTTCCAGTAGTTACTAATCTTTGTCATATCAGTAGCAGCGACAACAATGTAATAAGAAGTTCCTTGTCGAACAGTTATTTCAATCAAATCATTCGTCTTAACACTACCCCAAACATAGTCAAGGTTAAAACCCATAGCATCGGCCTGGTTTATATATAAATAAGAACCGTCTATATAATACATTCCGGTATTAACATAAGTAGAAGACCAGATATATCGAAACATTGGATTAAGACCTTCTTCTCCACTATATCCAGAATATCCAAACATGCCAGAGTAACCACTAATACCTAAACCGCTGTAACCAGAAATTCCAGAGTAACCACTGATACCAGAATACCCAGAGTAACCGCTAACTCCAGAGTATCCAGATATGCCAGAGTATCCAGATAGACCAGAATATCCACTAATACCACTATAACCAGAAACCCCAGAGTAACTTGAGTAACCGGATATACCACTATAGCCGGAGTATCCAGATGAGCCTATAAAAGCAGCACCACTATAACCTGATATACCAGAATAACCCGAAATACTAGAGTAACCAGAAATTCCAGAGTAACCCGAAATACTAGAGTAACCAGATATACCAGAGTAACCTGAAATACTAGAGTAACCAGATATACCAGAGTACCCTGAATAACTCGAATATCCGGATATACCAGAGTATCCAGAAATTCCTATACCAGAGTAACCAGACTTACCAGAATATCCAGATATACCAGAGTATCCAGAAATTCCCGAATAACCACTAATACTTGAATATCCACTAATACCAGAGTAACCACTCTTACCAGAGTAACCACTCTTACCAGAGTAACCAGAGATTCCAGAATACCCAGAGTAACCAGAAATCCCTGAATAACCGGATCTACCAGAATAGCCAGATCTACCAGATATACCCGAGTAACCAGAGTAACCTGAGTAACCGCTTATTCCGCTGTAACCAGAATATCCGGACTTACCAGAGTAACCACTCTTACCAGATATTCCAGAATATCCACTAATTCCTGAGTACCCTGAATAACTTGAATATCCCGAATACCCTGAAATTCCAGAATAACCAGACTTACCAGAATATCCAGATCTCCCAGAATAACCTGATATGCCTGAATAACCACTAATTCCAGAGTAACCAGAATAACCAAATCTTCCAGAATATCCAGAAATACCAGAATAACCTGATATACCAGAATATCCCGATGAGCCTATAAATTGTGCTCCGCTAATTCCAGAGTAACCAGAATGACTTGAATAACCTGAGTATCCAGATATACCAGAGTAACCTGAGTATCCGGACATCTGAGCATCCAGACCACTATAACCAGAAAGACCACTATAACCTGACTGGCCAATATAACCAGGAGTCAGGGTTACATATAATGGCGGTGTACCGGGAACTGTTACATTTATCGGCGGTGTACTAGGAACTGTTACATATAGTGGTGGTGTACCGGGAACCGTAACATTAATTATATCTGACATTCAAACTCCCCTAGAATTTTATCTATAATGACAACCGGTTCTACAAAACATTCTTTGCCATATTCTATTTCTTCCCATGTTTGAAATTGCGCAATTCTTTTACGCAAGTATGATCTATCTTTTAACAAATTTGTATTCTCACTATGACCAAAAATCAGAGGATCACTTAACCCAAATATTACTATCCCAGGTTTATTATGCAGCCAACAAAAGTGCTGAAAGAAGTTATCTACACTAATCCAAGTATCATATTCATTTAACATCTGTCTTAATTCTTTTAGTGGTCTATTTGTAAGAAATTCATCTACGTTATCTAATCTTTTTTCTAATGCTGTACCTATCTGACAAATGTAAATCTCGTGTAGTTTAAGACCTGAAATAACTTCATTCCAATAGGGATAATTTTTCGGGTTCTCTTTGCCATTGCGTAACACTCTACTATAGGGACTTATAATAATTTTTTTCATAAATATAACTCTCTATAAGCTTCTTCCAAACTCTTAGTCCATTGATGATCAATACAAAACTTGTAGATATTCAAGTCGTCTATATTTAACATCATTTTAGCTTGATTGATGCTTAGTAACGTTATATTATCATCTTCAAATACCTCAGGATAACAAACAGCGAAGGCTACTTTTTCGTACTTACTTAGAACTTCTGGCAGTATCTTCTTAAAAACCAAATGATCTCCCAAACCAGCATCTAGTACTACCAACTTTAAATTGTTTAGTTTAATTTCCCATTCTTGTATCTTTCGAGAAAATATTTTTTCGTCATGTTCCCATAGCCAGTTATTTTCATAGCTCCTTATTCCGCCAGTAGATTCTCTAAAATGCCAAGTTAATGCCATAGGATCCACAATTAACTTCCATCCAGCCTTCTTCATAGAATATGTTAGAATAGTTTCTTCTCTGTGACCTACCGGAGATAACTCTGTACAATATCCACCAACTTGTTTTGCTGCTTCTCTTCTATAAAGAAAACTAGAATACAAATGGTCAACTTCTTGCTTTTTTGTATCCTTAAACCACTGAACATTTAACCCTAGATAAATATCTTCAATTTTATTTGAAGCTAAAGGATGACTATAAAAATTAGTTTTAGGATCAATAACTAACCCGCCAACAGCACCCATCCCATCAGTCATATTTTTCAGTAGTACTTCCAAGACATTAGCCTCTGGGATATTATCGTCATCCAATCTCCAAATATAATCAGTTTTACTGTCTTCTAATGATTTTTGATGATTAAGCACCTGCCCTTTTTTAGCACCAAAAGTTAACTCCCATCTACTCCCTAGAATAGAAAATATATTTTTATAAAAATCTTCCTTTCTTAAATCCTTAACTTCATCACTATCATCATAAATGATAACTCTGTCAGGCTGAACAGTCTGATTAATAATTCCCATCAACACATGAGGTAATGTACTAAAGTATCTATTTTTCGTTGAAATTACCGCGGTAACATTTGAACTCACGCCATCACCTCTTGTCTATTCCACTTACGCCTATAATACATTTCATTTTTCTTTACCAAATCAATTACCTGGTATTCTCTGCTGTGTTCTAAATGACTAACAACTAAATCGTCTCTTAACACCACTCTAAAATTACTGCACAATATTGTATCCCTGAAGTCATCGTCGTCATACGCTATTCCCTTTGCGTACTCTTCATCAAAACCGCCTATACTAAAATATCTTTCTTTAGCAATCGCGGAACAAAAATGAGACATTCTGTTAATATATTTAGAATGTTGATACCATTTAAGTATATTTACCTTATCATTCTCAAGACTAACAGCCAAACAACTGCATACTACATAACTATTCATATCTTTAGCAAATTCTTCATCAAACCCCTTTAAAATATTTACCTCGTGATAACATTCTGGGTTAGTTAGTACTAGTATGTCACCAAGAGCGCTTTTTGCGCCTAAGTTGAATAATATCGAAGAATTAAATAAGTCTTTTTTCGTATATCGAACGTAATGAATATTAATTCTGTTCTTAAAAAGACCAATAATCTGAAGCAATCTAGCATGATGTACTTCGTTATCTATATTTTTCTTTTCTTCAACAATAACAACCTCGTAATCGTTTCTATGACTGTAATGAGATACATAAGAATTTAAAGTATATAATAATGTTTCACGATTACATGCATACGGAATTATTATTGAATACTTCATTTAACCATCCTCATTTACTATTGCTTATTGCTACTAGAAAATTAATTGATTGTGTTCCGGGAACTGACGTTATCTTGCCTTCGAAGTCAGAATAACTAAACTTAACGTTATAAAAATCCTTAAAATTATCCTCTTTCAAGTCAAATAATTTGTGATGTATATTCTTGCCTGGTTGTTCTTTATATGGCATTCCTAGTAACAATTTCTTGTTATATTTTACTTGACTAAGAACTGATAAATTATTCATATGTTCTATTACTTCGCTTGATACTACATAATCAAATTTTAAATCACTATTAATAAAATCTTCAATAGACATTTTTTGATAACGTACATTGTTTGCAGGATAATGTTTATTTGCATAATCTATACATTCCTTACTTATATCAATTCCTAAAATAACACTATTCGGAATGGAAGCAAGTATTGGACTACCCCAACCGACTCCGCAACCCAAATCAACAATAGAAATTGGACCGGAATTACCATCTGCTAATATTGTTTCTTTAAAGAAATTGTAAGCACTTAAATGACAAAGATACTCTCTATTATCGTGAGTAACACCAGGAATTAGTCTTTCACCATTATTATATAACAACATTTCTTCTGAAGTCATCCAATTTTTTACTGCTTCTACTCTAAAATTCTTATGCGGATGTGGCATTTGTTCAGGCATAATTCTTATATTAATAAATCCTGCCCAGGCTAAATGATCATACATTATTTCAGGATACCATCCCCATAAATGCGGTGAAGTAATATCCTCGTTAGTACCTTCATTGGTAGTATTAACTGCACCGTAAATACAATTTAAAATACCATATCGAAGCGACTTATCTCCGGTAACAAAATCTTTACAAAGTTCTTCTATATTCGGAAGCTCCATTATTAACTTTCCACCCGGTTTTAACACCTTCAACCACTTCTTTAACAAATCTAAAGACCGATATGGAGAAATGTGCTCAAATAGATGCGATGCAAGTATTTCTTCTACAGAATTTTCAGGTAGGTTTAAGTCAAACGCGTCCATAAGTATGTGCGCTCTAGTATCATACTTATCTACACTTATATACCCGGGAACTTCAATTCCCCCGGAACCAACATTAAGTTTAATATGTTTGTTGTATCGAATCATATTTTTTGTACCATTATCTTTAATAATTTTTTTACTATATTCAGGCCACTCTTTTTCAGTAAAAGTACCTTCACCCAAATGGTAAATAGGAAATTGACCAACATTTGTAAACGTAAAATCCATATTATAATCAGGGACAACAACTTCTTTGTAACCAGCCATTTTTGCTTTAATACAAAAATCTATATCTTCGCCACCGCCTGGAGAATAAGATTCATCAAGAAGTCCTATTTTATTAAATAACTCTTTTTTAATCATTACACAAAAGAATATCATTACCTTACTGTCCGCGTAGGTATCATAAAGTTCTAACGGCCCGGTAATGCCTACTTTATCATCTCTCAGAAACGGGAATACTAGCATTTCAATCCAAGCATTCTTTGGCTGACCTTTTTCCAACAATACAGTATCATTATTTAAAAGAATGATGTAATCTCCTAAAGCAACTTTGATTCCTTCATTAGTAGCCTTGGTAAATCCTAATCCCTCATCAAACCAAACCAACTTAAATGGATGACCTAAACTGTCCACAAATTCTGCCGTCTTCTCTTTTTTACTCGAGTCGGACATTTCATTACAACCATTAGCCACTACTATTACTTCTACATCTTCTAAATTAGTATGTTGTACTATACTATTCAGACACGGCTTCAAACAGTCTTCTAAATGATTATACGTAGGTATAACAATAGAATAACGTGGTTTTTTCCCATGTCGTTCATACAAAATATTTCTATTTTTTCTAATCAATGCTACGTCTTCCTGTTTTCGATTAGAAGTAACCGGACTCTCGGGATGATATAGTGGAAATGCATTATTTTCTCCCACTCCTAATGTCTTGTATCCTAACTCTTTTATTCTTAGACTTAAATCTGCATCGTACAAGTATCCAAATCCAAATGCTAAATCTCCACCGCCTACCTTATCCCATACGTCTCTACGATACATTGCGCAACCACTATGAAGGGCAATTCCCAGATAGGGATAATCTGATGCAAAAACTCCTGTAGCACCTACAGACTTATCAGCTTCAAACGGAACATATAACAACCTTATCCAAGTATCAACTTTCTGTGGAAGCAGCATAGAATCATCATCTAAAAGAACAATAAATCCACCTTTGGCAATCTCCGCACCGGCATTAGTAGGTATTACATGCCCAGAAGCTTCAGGTATGTTTCTTATAGTAATGTAGTCTTTTAATGTTTCCAAATACTCCAAAGTACCATCAGTACAACCATTAGGAACTACAATAATTTCTTTTTCTAAACAATCGGTATACATAAATATTCTATCAAGGCAAACTTTTAAAGTTTCTAATCTGTTACAAGTAGGTATAACTATTGATATAGAAGGTTTACCTTTATGTCTTTTAGAAGTCAGGGCTCGATTTTTACCAACAAGTAAGGCATCTGCTTGTCTGTCCATAGTAACAACCTTAGAAGTAGTATAAAGTGGAAAATCAATGTGATAAGTATTAATAGATCCAGCATAACCATCTTCATGTACAAATACTGCTTTGTACCCAGAATCATTTATTCTTAGACTCATATCTACATCACTTATGTATCCATAACCAAATAAAGTATCATACCCACCAACTTTATCCCATGCTTCCTTTTTATACATAACACAACCACCATGAATAGCTAAACCCAATCCTGGATAGATATACCCAAGAGGGCCGGCGACTCCGACATTATCATCTGCTAAAAATGGAGATAACATTATATTTATCCAAGTATCAACTTTTTGTGGAAGCAAATGACAATCATTACTTAATAAAACAACGTATTTACCTAAAGCAGATCTTACCCCCATATTAACGGGAATAATGTAACCCATTGGTTTATCAAAAGAAATAATCTTAATCTTATCACCCAATGACTGCAAGTATTCCATTGTCCCATCAGTACAACCATTAGGAACTACAATAATCTCTTTATCAGTCAAATCTGTATACTTTAAAACTGCTTCCAGACAAGGTTTCAGACCATCTTCCAAATGATTAAGGGTAGGTATAACAATTGATACTTGCACAGTGCTTTTCCTTTCCAGTACCGTTAAACCGTTATTTATTTCAATCTTCTCTATCATTGACCATTCTTTATGAGCCAATAAGAACTCACTAATTGCTATATTTAATCCCTGCTTTATAGAATTAGTTGCAGGACTATCTATCTCACCACAAAAAGTTGTATCGTGCATTAATATATATTTCTTTACCTTATTCGCGTGTAATCTTAACTCCTCAGATAATTGTCCATAACTATGAACGGTATCTATAAATAATAAATCTGTCTCTTCTATGGTTGTTTCTAACGTACTTTGTTCTATAAATTTAAAATCTATTTCATTTACCTTTGCTATATCTAATGTAGCGGGTATATTAGCCGAAGTATAAATATCATAAGAAACCATTTTTCTGGGCCTACTTGCTAAAAATGCATAGGTAGAAACCACATCTCTTACCCCAAATTCAGTTATATGAGAACATAAACTAGCGTATTTTCTTAAAGTAGGAAATAATTGATTTATATCCGATGAATTATTCAAAAGTTCAGTATAAATGCTTTCTAAAATATCTTTTTTAAGACCATATCGTTCTGCTAAAATTTTAGTATTTCTATCTATTATCTTATTCTTACCATCTACATCAGCAGAAAAGGTCCCATTGCCTTTATGGTAAATAGGAAAATTTTGAATAGCTACCCCATCACCAAATTCCTTTGGGTCTTCTGTGGGAACTTGAACTAATCTATATCCAGCCTTTTCTGCCTTAATGGAAAAATCTCCATCCTCACCCATTCCCGGATTAAATATTGTGTCGAGTAAACCTAATTCATCAAACAATTTTCGTTTTATCATTACACAAAAAAATCCAATCGCTGCTCTTTGAATACCACCACAGTTCCAAGTAAACTTGAGCGGCCCTGTTATTCCTACTTTTTGATCATCTAAAAACGGCTTTGTAAAGATGTCTATCCAGTCGCTTCCTAACACTATTGTGTCGTCATTTAATAATACTATGTATTCTCCTTTACTTATCTTAATACCCTCATTTACAGCGCTCACATAACCAATACGTTCTTCAAACCACAAAAGTTGTACTGTTTTAGTCTTCAGGTATTCCCTAACCACTTCTGTACAACCATTAGCCACAACAATAACTTCTGTATTAATCATACTTGTAAACTTAAAGATACTATCCAAACAAAGTTTTAAGTAATCTTTTGAATCACCACAAGTTGTGACAATAATGCTTATCTTCATAATTATGACACTCTACGAGTTATGTTCTTCTCAAACGTAATCCCACCAGAGGTTATAGTCTGAATTGTCAAATCAGCTTTTCTGAACTTAAAGTCATAATAATACAATCCAGTTAAAGTATCAGTAATAGTATGAGAAACGACAACCAGTGCTATTCCATGAGTCGGGTCAGTAGGATCGATAGTAACAGTAATTACAGCTTTCTCATCAGTGTCATCTTTATTCTTCTTTACCGTAAAGAAAATCTTCCAACCGGTTATGTTGACTACATTCCCATCTGCATCACAGAAAATCAGTTGAGTCGAGAAATCATCACCCCGGTAAGTAACAATATCGTTCTGTTGCAAGCTAGATTGAGTCATTACTCATCCTCCAACTTCTAGTTTTCTTCATTAGATTCTTCCACAATTAAGGCTTCATCAACGTTTATACCGCGTTTTTGCAGTAAAGCACAAATACTAGCTACCAAATCTTCCTTCCAATTGTCGTACGTATCTAAACTTTTATCAGGTACCTTAGTCTTCCAAATTTCTATCGTTTTATAAACTACATTTGTTATAATCGTTTTTGCACTTAACTTTATCATGCTAAAAATGACAAAGGAGTAAATGTAACACTTGACATATACGTCGAAGCAGCACATCTTACTGTACCATCAGAATTAGTAAGAATTAAAGTATAGTTTTCTGCTCCGCCTGCTCCAACAGCAATACTTCCTAATCCAGGACCTATGCTTGGATTATTTACATCATACATGTTAAACCAAAGTGTTGCCGTTGTACTACTGTTTATAGCCAGATATACCCAAGTAGACCGTGTTCCTATAATTGAACTCAAATCCAATATCGTCCATGTCCCCGGTGTGACTCCAGTTCCTACAGCTATTGTAATTTGTGCCCCAGAAACAGTTCCAAAGCCAACAAAATTTTTTGTTATAGAGCCTGTACCCCCGTTAGCAATAGGTAAAGGAATTACAGTTCCACTAGCACCAAATGCTCTTACATCTTTAATGTTGGCAGCAACAATGCTACTTTGCCCAGCAGCTATTCTTATTTCTGCCAAAGTAACTAATCCACCATAATCAGGCGGGGTAGTAGCCTGTGGCCCAGTAGCTACTACAGCTCCCGAAGTATTTATCTGTATTGCATATACATTAGTTCCAGAACCAGGAGCTGACATTAAAGGACTTAACTGATCTACAATATCATAATTGACTGATCCATAATTTACCCGACCTGCTCTTATTCTAACATATAAACCACCAGCTTCAGAAGGTTCTACCTTTAGAAATGTATCCATAACCTGAGGATTGGACCTTAAAGTATAGTCAATACCGGTAGTTGCCACTCCAACAATTAAATCATTAGGTAGAAGATTTCCTACAGTTACCCCCTTTACTTCCATATAATCTGCAGCTGAACTTCCTGTGTATACCCATCTTAATACCACGTAACTTTTACCGCCAGTAATGTCTATTCCTGTTATTGCAGTTGTCGTTCTAATTCTTTCCTGATAAGTTCCATCCGTTATTTCGCAACTTAACGAAGATAAACTAACACTAGTATTAGCTACTAGTGAGCTTAAATAACCCCCGGAATAAATTCCTGTTTTCCTAATATCTTTTGCTATTCTGTTAACAATAAAAGAATCAACAGGAGCAAAATAGGCTACTGTTCTCTCTTGTGTACCAATATCATTAGGCATTTTATTTCCTCCTTTTATCGATAAATAATAACCTGAACTTTTAGTGTAACATCAGTAGTTAAGTTTATATCTGGAAATGTAGAAGCCACTTCTAATGTAGTGTCATCAATTAAATATAAACCCAATTCAGATAGTCCTTGTTGTGAAGATCCGATAACTCTGAAAACGTACTCTGTTCGATCAGAATAAATAGAAATCATCTCTATATCGCCGGACAACACCGGTGTAGCAATAGCAAATCCTGGACTATCAGGAGATACTCCTTTATTTCCAGTCCCAAGTTTCCATTTGACAACAGAATTAAGAAGTGCATCTTGAGAGTAGTCAAAGAATTTATTGTCATCGAAGTAAACTACAGATCCGCTATAACCAGAATACCCACTTATTCCGCTGTAACCAGAGTAACCAGATCTTCCTGCACAATCAAAATAGAGTTTGGAGAACTCCCATAGCCCAATAACGCATGTTTTTATTCCACCAGCAATTTCTCTAACTACGCCTGTTTCGTCGCACTTTGGCTGAAGTAACACCGAGTAATGAGGCACAGTATTTACAGGTCGCACTTTTTCAACATATACAGACAAATTAGTAAGTTGAGTTGGCTCAAACAAATATATATCAGGGAAAGTTCCGTATATCGTATCCAAAACAATCTCCATACCAAAATGAGGGGACTTATAATAGCTAGAGTCTAATCCGCCTGGATTTTCTGATTGACTGTTACCTACAAACCACGGTTCTTCAACAAACGTTACATAATCATTAGTGTACATGTCCCAAAAATTAAGTGTCATTTGAAGCAAATAACCAATATATTTTATTGCCTGATACGTTCCCTTCATCTTGTACCAATCTATAACTTGAATCAATTGCCTTCGTTTATCATCTAAGGTAGTAGTACTATCAACAACAAAAACTAACCCAACTAAATCAGCTAATTTCTGAATATATGTATCTCCAACATTGTACTTATCAATCATTTTTTCCAAGTCATTTATTTGACCAATCCAACTACCAACCTGAAGTCCTATTTCCTGGAAAAATTGTTGAAGAGCAATAGAATCACGAAACTTTAATGGAACAAGTTCCATCAAATCTATGTATTTTGAATAGTTTTCAACTAAACTAATATCAAAAACCCCATTCACATCTAGAATCTCATTAGCAACATACTGTTGTAGTGACAATGAAACGTCGCAAGTCATTACAATAAAAGTCCCAGCTAAAGCATCCCAATTTATGGGCGGAGTTGTTTGATCAAAGTTAAGTCCCGAGCTGCCGTGACCTAACTCATCAAAATATAGTTTATCTGCGTCATAAATCATTGTGTCCCTCTAACTAAGTGTTATTCTTATTTGAATAGTCATAGTATCAGTGTCTAAGATTACTCTGGACATTGACAACGCTCTAAAAGCAATAAGTTTGCCGCTATTATCACTTGTAGTAGCCAAGTAAGCAGTAATTACTGGCCCGATATCTCCACCTGAAGCAGTAAATGATAAAACCTTGCTTGTAAGCCGGTATGCACCCAAATAAACATCCTTCGTAGGAAATCCTGTTGTAGATCTCTCTGTTAACTGTGGTGCATATCCATATCCACTCGGTTCGCTCGATATTGAACTTAAAGTGTCTGTAACAGCCAATGCACTGTTGCACAGCCGAACATAAAATTCGGTCGGATTGTATGAAGTAGTATTTCTAAAAAAACTCTCAAGCACGGCTTCTTCACCTTCCTGAACTAGTGAGTTATGACCTTCATCCTCCCAGATTACACGACCATCTCTTATGTGTTGTACCTTCCAAACCGATTCATACTTTATATCCATGCTTTTCTCCTTTAACTAGAATAACTAATACTGGTGTAATCATTCTCAAACCACTTACAAATTTGTTCTTTATCGACTACTATATCTCCATTTTGATTCTGTTGATATCTAACATAAATTATGTCAGTAGGTGCCGGGGACGGAGAAATGTTTACTCCAACAAGACCAGTTGTGTAATCAACATAGCCTGTAACAGTAGGTATACTTTCGGTAGAAACAAAGCCACCACTGCCATTATCTGTAGCAATTAGGGTCTCGTTGTTGTAAATCTGAACACCACCTGCTAACAATGGTAGTGCTTCAACAGTCTGAGCATAAGTGTACGTAGAATAATAACCAATCTCTAATTCCTTCTGAATTTTCAATACTATATGACTATAAGATACACCCGACACCCCCTCTACTGCCTCGTATATATCTCCTATTCTTTTCGCGGTACCTAACTTAGTTGTTGATCCTAACACGAACAAATTAGTTATCGCAGTTTCAACCAAAGACTGAATATAAGATAATTGATTTCCTGGCAAAATTTTTAGACTAAGAGTCGGGATTACATCTAAAATTACTGGATCAATATAGGTATAACGTACTGTCATAAGAGACTTAGTATAAAGAAAGGACGATAAAATATTCTTAAAAGCAGTGTCTGGCAATGCCCAATCCTGCAAAAGTACTACTAACTTAACTTGATTGTAGTGATCGTAATCAGGACTTGTTTCTTCAGCTTCGCCCCAAACATTTGAGTCTGCTACACCATGATAATTATCCAAAATAGCAATAAAATCAGACTTCGTCACTGCTCTGTCTCCTGTAGCAAAAACATCGGGAGCATTATTTCGTATATCTTCTGTTGTTTCAGCATCGTCACCACCTAAAAAATTGGTAGTATTAGTCACTGTAACAGTCTGAATGGCTCCATCCTGATCATAAATAGTAGAGTTCAAAGTTGTAATTAATCCAGTTGCATAAACGTTTCCTGCCAAACCATCTGACTGAATATAAGTGATAACTATTTCGTCTCCTACAGCTGGAGCCTGCCCAAAGACGTTATTTCCAAAAACGATTGTGATAGTCCCATCCAATTCCGGCCGTATGACATAGTCAGTGGAAGTATTTATCGAGTTGATAAAGGATGTTACTAAATTCCATGGAATTAAATTAACTGCAACAATAACATTTGAATTTTCTACTTTGGTGTCGCTAATATTGTATTCTTGATTTGTACTTCCGGATGATGTTCTTGATACAACCTGTTTAGTACCTTGAATACCGGCGACATCTACATAAGATTGTCCAGGCATTATTATACCATCAGCCAAAACCATAAAATTGATACCACCAGAAGTTGAACAAGATGTGTACTTTGGAATATATACCATTTTTGTAGCCGGCACGCTAAGGCTAAACCTAAGTATAGCTGATGGCTGATCTAGTGCAGGACTTCCAGCAGACACATTTCGGTAAGGAATATAGTTCAAAAGTCGAGCTAAGTTCACTACGGAAGAGTAATTCTGAGCGGTAGCAATATAAGATTCTTCAGCACGTCTTTCTATATAGTATAAGACAAGTGTTCCTACTGCTGCGAACAACTCAATAAGCATGGAACCGGTAGAACTTCGATACATGTCCTTCCAGGCGCTTTGCAAAGACAATCTTTGCTGTAACTGGGCAACAAGAGTATCGAAATCGTAATTAGTGTAGATAATTGGTTGTGTTGACATTCTCAACTCCTTATTCTATTGGGTAACTACCGTCACATAGTTAAAAGTTTCAGCGTAACTTTGTATGTTAAATCGGACTGTAATTCCAATATAATTATTGTCGGTCTCTTCCTGAAAATCTACTCCAATTACTGTTACTCTAGGATCCCAGACTTCAATACTATTTTTTATTTCATCAGATAATCTAGTTATCAGGTTTTGGTTTAATGGGTCAAACACCATTCCCTGTAAACCAATAGCAAATTCTGGAAGAAATACCCTTTCACCCCTAACTGTTCCTAATATGTTATCAATTGAAGTCTTAACGGATTCTATATTAATTACCTTTCTTAGGTTGCCTTGAGCATCTGATGATAATGATTGATGCAAATCCGACCATATCTCTACCGCATCCATATTATCTCCTATTCACAGTACACATGCCTATCTGGGGGTGTTATCTTTGCGCCGCAGCCTGCAGTTGCATCCTGCGTTATAATCAACTTCCCATTTACAAAAGACTTTACTGTAACAGCAGAAACCGAGGTCGTACCATGACCAGGTATCGGACAGTCGTGATCACAACCATTTGCACAGACCTGCACACCACCAACATCAAATCTGTTATCCTGATTTGTACTTGTTAAACTTCCACCATGATCACTTGGGTCCCCAAGTAAAGCGATTCTTTTAGTCATTTATGGATTTATACTCACGTTTGCACCTTGAATTACAACATTTCCCACAGCAGTCACAGACAAACTTCCGTCAGTTGCTATATCTATAATCGTTCCAGAGGAATGCGTTAACTTAACTTCTTTACTAGTATCATCAATAAACATCTCTATACCACCACTTGTTCTTAAAACTTTCCTATTAGGATAGTTAGTCGTTCTTGCAGTCGGTAATCCCTTTTGTGCTGTCTGCGCTTCTGCAAAGTAAACCGGCTGATAAATATCCCCTTGTTCAAAGAATACAAACACAAATGAATCTATTTTTGGAACTGCAAAGCTACCAATATTATCACCAGCGCCCTCAAACAAAGGCATAGCAGGAACAGCCCACGGTAATAAAGTAGAATCGATAATATCTTGAAACATAGGATAGACCTGCACTTTGATTCGCCCATATTGAAGTGGATCATTGTTGTCCAGAACCTTTGCTCGATATATCAACTCAAATTTGTCGTTGTGAAATGATAGCCCTGTTGTCCCTAATTTCTGTTCCATTTTATGACCTTTTCTTATTAGTAGCCGATAATAGACTAGTATTTTTATCTGTGTCAAGACCTTGTCGGGTGAGAAGCAATTTTGTTATAAATGCATCGCCTAAATTATGAACAACTCGTTCTATCAACCAATACCCAGAATACTGATAAGAATAAAGATTGTCGCTAGCAGCGCCATGCGGAAAAAATATCTGAACAGTTTGCCCAGGCACGGCATTTGGTAGTCCTTGCGTCGTTATCCACATCTGCACTAAACTGGCTAATCTATTGCCATATTCACCCTTAACCTTTCCCTTGAAATCTAAGGTAAAGTCGTTGCTTCTGCCAGTATCATTGATTTCATTGTTATCTGAACTATCACTCTTATCTATCGCGTAAAAATCAGACATTGAATAGTAATCAGTGACATTCTCTGAATAAGATGTGTACTGACTGTTGGTGTAATCATAATATGATGCATCCTGTTTTCGCGTACCAAATACTCCATACAACTTATAGTTGTCAAATATGTAATACGCAAAAATTGGTAGTTGATCCTGAAACTTAGTATCATTCAGTATAAACTTATAGGACACTTCATCAGCCATCATCTCTGATATACTTCGAAACGTAAAAACCTTCTTAAACTTATAATTCTTCACGAAACACTTGTATCCATATTCATTGTTCCTACCAAGCAGATATTCTTTCAACTGATTGAACAACTGCACGTTATTCCAGTGAGGTTGTAACAGATTCTTCGAATAATCTAAGGACGAACTTATTTCAGTTGAATCAACTCCAATTTCGTTCTTGACTACGGTCTCCAATGAAGTTTTTATACTTCCTGAAAATCCTCGAGATACATCTGGCGCAAATAATCCAGATACATCTAATAACCCAGAAACGTCATACTCATTGGTAGGGGTACTTTGTACACCACCAGGTTCACGTATATATACCAGAAAGTTAAATGCGTTCTTATCATCAGTCGTGTAATCTAAGGCGCATTCAATATATACACTACTCATGTTGCGATCAAATGGCGCAACGTGTGTTAATGCTCCTGAGTTGTCATCAATTCGTAGTCGAAACTCTGGAAGTATCTTATTCATATCCTGAACAATCGTAAGTTCCCGTAAGACAGATGTTGTTAACGGAACTATAATTTCACCAAATTTTACGATTAGATGATAATTTCCTATCATTTATCTAAAAGAATATCGTTTGTAAAAGGAATAAATATCGAGAATACTCGGAATCTTAATCAAACTTCCTACATTAATGTCAGTAAGTGGGTCTTGAATTTTATTCACAAAACAAATTATCCACCAAAACTTGACTGATCCATAAGATTTATAACTTATCATATCTGGGCGCAATACATCACTTGCCATAATTCGATAATACTGAACCGGGTAAATCATAGTGAATCTATTTAGAGTATTGTTAAGATGGTCGTATTCAGGACCATTGCCTATATCAACTATATTGAAGAATGAAGTGCGGTCAATGTGTACAGCCCCCCTCTCAACATATTCTAATCAAGCTGTCCTATAGCGTTGCTAGTCTTCCCAGAAACCTGCATCTTCTCTTTATATGCCTGTTGTAACTCTTCACGAGTTAACATTCTGAAAGTCTCTATACCAAGGTCGACTTCAGCACCGATAGGACCAGCTTTACTCATTCGATTTTCATAGGTCACTTTAACATTTTTAACAATAATGCTTCGAAAACCAATGAAGTTCCCTATGTTAATAGAAATTTGTTCTCCTCTAGCTCCAGGAGCTAAACTCTGCCCGTTTTGTGGTGCAAGTGTAAATGGATTCGGCCCTGGTGGTATCAAACCAAGAGTATTCATAAAGCCGCCTCTTGGCAAGGTAAGACTCTGCAGTAACTGACACGGAAGCATCACCTCACTATAAACGTCATTTACAGCTTCGAATTTTAATTTGAAGTTTACGCTAATAGGAGATGACCCTGTCCACTTTCTCTGCGTACTTACGGTAGAAATTGCCGATCTATTGGCTATCAATTGCAGTGCAGAGTCAGCAGTTTTAAGAAGATCAGCTAGCTCGCCAGAAAGTATCGGCTCCCATGTACAATTTGCGTCCATAACTATTTTATCCTGCAAGTAGGCATGAATAGTCATTTCATGTGCACCTGGCCCAAAGCCGATAGCGTTACCTCCTAAATCTGCGTACAGTTCAAGAATATATCTATCGCTTATTCCACTAAGCACACTCTCCGGAACTCCACACACAACCGGCAGGAAAGACTTGATTGCATTGATTATTGGAGAAGGCGCATTATAAGTTTTAGATGTAATCGTATTAGCCATCGATACTCCTAATCCGTAATCTGACCTGCACCAATTGATGACAGTACAGGATTTCTAGTATTATTCGCGTCGTGTCCACTTTGTTTACCTTTTGTACCTGTTTTACCAGCACCTGTCATAGCCTCGCTCATAGTAGTAACGGCAGTATGAAGTTTTTCTGCACTATCTTTCTGTGTCTTCGCTAATTCAGCTTGAGCAGTATCAATAGGAACTTTCTCTTTTCTACCATCAGCCCACTTACCTTCTACTGCATTGTCAATACCCATTCTCTTATCTGCATCACGTTCTTTAGCTTCTGTCTCTCTACCAGTCTTTACAGCCTTGCTTATCTCACCAACACTCATTCCTGCAGTACCGCCAGGCAGGTATTTTTTAACATCAGTTTCATAAGCAGATTTCTTCTCCATCTCACCTTGTTCCCCAACACCGATAGTAGAAACAAGACCGGTCTTACCAATCTGCTTTTTAGTTTCAGCCCCTTTACCGGGTGTGATTCCAAGCTCTGAACTGGCCTGTAGTGCTGCTTCTCGCGGGTTCATTCCCCCAGCCACTAACTCGAGAGCCCGTTTCATCTCTGGACGTGTTGCTTCTCTAGATGCTTTCTTTAACCGATCCTTTTCATCTCCACCCATCAACTTAACAAATCCATCCTGAACATGTTTATCTAAACTCTTGCCACCCCACTTAATATGTTCACCCAACCATCTACCAGCCATCCAACCGCCAACAGCTGAAGCAGTAACACCCAGGATAGGACCAAGAGCAGGGAGTATAGCCTTACCTAAATTGCCCAACATTCCAGCTATACCGGACATTTCAAAACCACCCGCCTTCTTTGTTGGATCTTTCTCTGCGGTACCACCACCAACTGCTTCGAGCAACTCTTTCGTCCATTTGGCCTGACTAGCTTTCGTATTAAAGAACAAAAATAATTCATCTTGCGTGCTGTGACTACCAGGTCTTCCACCGCCTCCGCCTGCTGCAGCCCGACGTCTTCCCCCAACTTGTTCTTCTCCAACACTTGTACCCATTGAAGCAAATTCTGGTGTTCTCTCAGAAGTTGGTCTAGGAACTGACTCCTCGCGATTTATACCAGCATTCTCAAATGCAGAACTTTCTACGGTTTCTGCACGTCGTCTATTACCTTGAAACATCTTAGTGGCTGGGGATATAAATGGGGCAAACGGTGCTAGAGCAGAGATAGCTACACCCTTTAGCATACCTTTCCCAAAATCTTTAAGTTCAGGCGAAATGCGCGATCTCTTCGCTAGCTGTTGAGTCTTTCTACCAAACAACCCTTGCGCATATTTCAAATCGTCTATGCTAATTCCGGTAGATCCCTCTACTTCTTTCATATTCTCAGATAACACGTTGGTAACTTTCGCAGAATTAGTAAAGAATTCAAATTCTGAGTCCAAATCATTAACACTCTGTCTAATATTCTGTATATCTTTTGACGGATCTGATGAGATTGTTCCTAACAGAAGTTTATCAATTAATACTGACAAATCGCCAATCTTCTGACGGACGCTCTTAATTCTGGTAATTTCTGCGGTTTGTCGCGTATAACCAGAGTATTTCTTCTCTAACTCTATAAAGAAGGTAAGAAAATCGCCAGTGTATCTAATATTAATAATATTAAGAGCCTTCTGACCTTCTGCAGTAAACGCCCCAAACCCGGCGTCTTTCATATCCTTAATAGGATCGCGTGCAGAAGTAGTCGAAGTCTTACTCATCTTCTTTACTTCCTTGGCTAGCTTGTCTATTTTCTCGCTAATATCATCTGCCATCAGTTGCTCCCGCGGCTTCTTTACGCGCCTTTTGTTCTTCCTTCTTCTGTAAAACTAACCGACTATGTATCCAATTATTATCGCGGACATCGTTATTGTCATAGTCATGAATTGTCATATTTAGATAATACAATAGATCAAACTGCATCTCCAGTATATCGTTCAAGCTTTTTCCCATACGGAAGAAGCATCTCAAGTCGAAAGGGTACCGGCATAATACCGGTACCTCCACACTTTGGGCATTCGTATCCTGTTTCCATCTTAAGTCCGTGATCAAACTTTGTATGAAAAGCTCTAATAATCATCAAATCCTTGGTTGACAAATTCTCCAAATAATCAACCTTATCCCAGATTCCTCTGTCATCTGCCAGTGATAACGCATAACGATAAAGCCACACGTTCTGATTTGCCTTCTCCAACTCGTTCACCTTCAGTAAATCTTCCACTCGCAACAATCTACACTTCACAACTTCGCCAGACACAGGAAGTTTGAGTTCATATGGTTCTTTGTAGTCATCTGGAAGCGCAAGCACATCTAACATAGATAAATCAACGTCATAGATATTCTTCTGCCAACAATGTTCACACTCAAAATCAACTGAGAATATTTTTGAGTAAGAGTTAATAGCTTCCCAAACTATCAAATACAAACGATCTCCTAGAGTAAGTTTAACAGGATCAATACCCTTCAAAACACTGCGCAACACTATAACAAACTTCTTCTCGAAATTCTCGTTGCTTAACTCAGCGATAAGTTTTTCGTCGCGGCCCTTGAACGTGCGAATTTGAATTGAATCGGGGTCCTTCACCAAGTCTATGTCTGGATAGACTAGACATTTGGAAGGTAACTTTACTGTTACAAAATTGTCTTGCATTTGTTCTCTCCTTTTTTCTTTTTGTGAGGAAAGTTTTTGATTTTAACTTCTCCTATTTCAACATTGACATCAACGTGTTTCCTTTAGCTAACGCCTTGTTCATCATATCGGTTGTGGTATTTGAAGCCTTGATATATCGCCCCAACGCTTGACCCATAGGTGTACGCAGCTCAATCATCGTCTCATCTTCGACAAGCACACCAAGCAATTTGTTGTTCATATCGGTGATTTGGGTTGTTACAACACTCTCGTTAATCTGTTTTTTGATAAACTCGAATAAATTCTTCATTATTAATTCCCAAACCATTGATATTCAATCTTATCTACAGCAAATTCAACCTGCACCGTAGTAAGATCATTATTGTTATAGTCAAGATTGTACTTTGGAAACGTCACAGGAAAACACCCTATTAACTTATATTGACCAAGAGCAATCCCTGTTGAGTCTATAAACCGAACATAAATAGTTCTTTGATAATTAACTTTTGGGTGAAATAAACCTGCATCATCGACAATCAAATTCTTCCAAGCATTGATGTATGCTGATACTGCATCAGGCATCGTCTTCACGAATGTGATGCGTATCTTGTCAACAGTTAACAACCCAGCAAAGTTCGCCTTGTAAGGACCAACACGCATTGTACTAGCATCCGACATGCTGTAATCACCAAACTGCACAGCTCTAACAAGCTGTGCCAACCCGAAACCAACTAACCCTTCGAAAAGAGCATTGGTCGTGGCGTTGGCATTTGTGTTTACACCAATGTCTGGCAAAAGCACGTCCCAGAGATAATTTCTCTGAAAACGTGCCTTCGACAGAATCCAATCAACTGGTACGCTAACTCCTGCCATTTACACTCCGATTAGGAAACTTGTTCCCAGGTATCAAACGAAAAAGTAATTGGATATTTGATGGTTCCGTCTCCGCCGGCATAATCAACTGCAACTTTACCAAGATTCTGCACCCACGCACCCTTCAGCTTGATTTTCATATACACTTCACCACCAACTGTGATTGTAGTCAGGTACACATCCGTCTTGTAAAACGGATCCCCTACACCAATCCCGGTCAAATTGTTAACGATAATTTGTTGCCATGACTCTATAGCATCAAACACTTTCTTGTCTTCACCCTCTATAAACGTGACCGTCCATGTCTGATCATAAGTCAACTTACCAGCAACTACAATTCCTGCAGTCTGTTTGTAAGGAATCTTGATCTGCGGATTGCTTCTGCCAGGTATTTCGGTAGACTGAGCTCTCACAGTATAGGTTTGTGAATCTCCGTTTCCAATTGGAACTGGGACAATCACTTCCCATAAAAACGGTCTTGCGGGATTTGTTAAATTCGTCTTTAAACTGTCAATTCCCATCTGGGGCATGTTAGTCCTCCTTATTTATGTTTCTCTTTCTTACAGGTTAAAGCCACGAGCTATCAGTTCATTAAAGTTTGCACCGGTTGTCGTAACAATAACCTGAAGTTGAATAAATTCTGCTGTTCTTACAGGTTTTACAAACACATCGACGTGAAGTTCATTTCTGTCAATAATATCCGGTGTGTTGTTTGTTTCATCACAAACTACTTGGTATCCTTTAGTATCAGTTGAAGTAGTTTCAAACGCACCTGACCCGCTAAGAGTATCAAGATAGGTATCCAACATCGCAGTAATCCTAAACCGAGTGTTGTCATCATTTGGTTCAAATACAAATGATCTCAACGATACTGCCATTGCCTTCTCAAGGATGATAAGCAACCTTCTTACATTTACCCTATCCAAAGCTGATGCAGTTGTCGTTTCTGTCTTTTGACCCCAGATAACGTTTCCAGACCCGGGAAATATCTGCAATGGGTTAATCTGTGCCTGATAAAGCATATCTCTATCGCCCTGTGTGAAAGCTAATTTAGTACCATTCTGATCACAAATGCTAAGAACATTCAGAATTCCTCTATTCAGACCAGCAGGAGCGTTCCATACGTTTCGTATATAGTCGTTATAAGCGTACTGAGCAGCGATATATCCAGAACCAGCCAAAACAACGAGAGTAGAATTGTATTGGTCATATACCTGAACCAACGGCGCATACAATGCTACATAACTGGAATTCAAACTCTGAGTGCCATTTCTCCAGGCAATCATTGTTGCTGCTGAAGACGTCTGAGCGGGATCCATATTTAAGATAGCCATACAATCCTTTCTGGATTCGGCTACCTCTTTCATCTTCTCTTGAACTGCAATTGAGAAGAAACCCGGCTCAATCATAATTCTGATATCAACCTCATCCGGATTTGCGAATTTGTCCCAGCCTGCCATTAAATGTGACTCGGCAATTGCCGATCCATCACTACCTTGTGCAAAGGCCAATGTAGAGGTCTGTTGCTTGGGTAAAGTTGCATCATCTATTGTGCTGTCAGCTACTACAATATAATCGCTAAATCCATTGATAACTGTTTCCAAATATTGCTGTCTTCCGAATCCGTCTATCTGATGCTTTCTGGAAACTGTCCAAGACTCAACTTTTTGAAACGTTCCTGTAATATCTCTGAAATATACATCAATTTGAAACACATACAACGCATCATTGACAGTTGTTCTAATAATCTGAATTCCGATGTCGTTGTTCCATGCACCTGCATTAGCACCATAAATATTGAACAGATTGTCTTCCCCAGAGATAAATACAAAATCAGGAGAAGAAACACCGTCAACAATTGCGGCGTTGGTTCCATCAGTACTGGTCTTAATCTTAACTCCGCCGTACAAAGCACCGTTTTGCACTCTGTAGCACCAAAGTTGATTTCCAGTTTCTAAGAATGCCAATGCAGCATAGTGGAAATCAGTGCCTAATACTGGTTCACCATACTCAGCAATAAATTGTTGAGTATTGGTCATTAACCTAATTTGTGTAGTATCGCCTTTTGTCGAATACCCTACGAGTGCTGCAGTAGTCGTTGCGATTGTCGGCACAATATTGCTTAAATTCAGTTCTCGAGTGTATACACCCGCACTCAAATAGAAGGACATCTTTAACCCCCTTGTTTAAATGTTTCTTTGTTTAAAACTTGCATTTATCCAAACTCTCCTTACCATCGTTCTTCTCAGAGCGTTCCTTTAGCCCCGAATATTACGGTGTCGCTGTGATAATAAACTCATCCACTAAAGTATCCCTGTAGTGTGGAGCTGTACCTTCTCGAAGATACAAGTCAAGAATAATCTTCAATATCGTCTTTGTGATTATTGAAGTCATTACCCATCCTTCCAGGGATATCGAGAATTCATACACAAAATATTGACCTTTCTCATATATGTTATAGTTCGTACGATCAATAGCTGACCCAAACTTCATATACATGTCCATCTCATAAAGACCATTGTAAAACAACACCAACTGCGGATGATCGTGTACCCAGAACAGATACGATTCTGCAGCCTGCATTATTGAATCTAAATTTCTACTCCATAACCAGAAATGATAATCTATTGTAGCTGGAACTGCTTTAATAGTAACAAGTTGAGACTTCGAACTACTGTTTACATAGTTCATTACAAGTCCACGCCTGGCAAGAGTAGAACGCTGCCTACTCCAGTCGAACTGAAGACCATATCGCCAAACGCTCATAAATTCTACAGTAGCCTCTCCGCGTTTCTCTGCTATCTTTCTTTGGGCTATCTCGAACGGAAAGAACACCATATCCTGATTCAGATTATTCAAGTTGAGATAACTCTTGAACTTGCTGAAAACTAAAGCCTTAACTCCATTGTCAATAGTCTGAATAAATGAACTCATAATTTTTGAAATTTTCTAAATTCTATCAAGTTCTCCATGAAATATCTCCACGTCCATTTCTTTAACTGTTCATCCGGTTTTAGCACATTTCTATCAATCCAATTCTCAAAGAAATATTCGGGTTCGACGTGAAACGTCTCGTTCATCTTTATAAATTCGCAGAAGATTTTATTAGCCAACAGATGTATTGTTACAATTTTGAACTGTTGCGATTGTTCTGTCTTCTGTTTGTTAATCTTCATCTTAGTCAAATAATAGTTTCCTGTCTTCGTTAATCTGCGGAACTTCTGACAAATCATATTCAAGTTTTGCACCCTTCGGCAAACCCTGCGCAGCTCTAATTGAAACATTCTCCATCTGTTCTCCAGGATGCAGAAACACGGTATTACCTTCTTCTAAAACAATACCCATATCACTATCACTAACATTCGTCAATTTTCTAATCTTCATACATTCTTCTTTCTACGAGGGGCTAACTTAAACCAACGATAAACCTCGTTGTCGTACATATTCTGCATCATCACATCGACCACTTCAAACTCGTCAGTATCGAACGTGCCTGGTATATATTGACTCTTAAGTTTGACATAACTCTGAATTGTAACCTCAGGCACGTTCTTGAATCTCGCCAGAATTGGAGTCTCGTTCTCAGCAAATATTCCGAGCTTGCGTAATCTGTGCAAATCTTTCTCAAACCAAGTAATCCAAACCTTCACGCATTCCCATTTAGTGTAAGTAATATCGTCTGGAGAAGTGTAAACGTCATTAGGCTCAAGAGGCGTCAAATTCGTAGGAACATACAACGTACATGTAATACCATATAATTCGATACCTAAATCATTAAATGTCTTAACTACATCGATAAGTCTTTGAGCAATTATCACGCTCATTATAATCTATCTCCTCATCACAAACAGTCGGCTCTACCAGTCTCTATTTCTTCTCTGCGGCTTCCTTGTTGATTCTGTCTTCTTCTTTCTTGTTAGCTTCTTTCTTCATCTCAATCTGTTCGTCTTCCTTTGGTTCCTTAGTTTCGTTAGACTTTCCTTGTTCTACTGCCTCTTCAGAAACTTTGCCCCAACCTGTCTTGGAACGAATAGCAAAATTCAACTCGCGCAGTTTGTCGGACTCTTCTTTCGTTCTTTCTTTCTTAGACTTTAGTGTACTTCTCATCTTGCGCAAATCTGCAATAGTCTTGCCTTTGTATTTACCTTCTTCTGACGGAGAGACTACTGGGCCTTTTGTGTCCCATTTCTCACCTACGGGTTCGGCTCCGACTTCTCCACCTTCCATCTCCTGATCCATATTAGCTTCCATTTGTGCCAATGCACCATAGTAGTCCTGATCAGGAAATTCCTGCATATGATCACAGGTGATTTTGGCAACAATATTGATATCGCCACCAACTGAATCAAAGTGTTCCATCT